CGGGTGAGTGCGGATGATCGGCGGTTGAACTGGCTAGAGAAACAGGTGATCGAGACTATTGCGGAGAGGATATATGGCAAAACACAGCCCGGTTGAGGTTGGACTGACATTTGTTTTACATCCACTCAACCCAGAGCTGGTGAACTGGGGGCATTGGGCTGTGTCGGGAAGCGGAGGCCGGGGCCATTGTCACAGTTTGGAAGGAAGATACCGTCCCCCGCCTTGCTGGAACCCGCCGGATCCTCCGGTAATCATTGACCACGAAAGGGCGGTCTTGATCGAGCGGGCGCTAGTCAAAACCCCGGAAAAACACCGTCAGGCGCTCGTTTTGTGGTACGCCTACCGGCTTTCGGCTCATGGGATAGGGAGGAAATGCGGGGTAAGGATTGGTGAGATTGATCCGTTTATGCGTACAGCATTGAATATGGTCGAGAACCTCTTGACGCATAAGGTAAAAGGGCGTATAAGTGAAGCAACAATTTAAATTTCCATCGAAATTCGATGCGTATAGACCCCTTTGGGGGTCTTTGCTCGTCCAGAAGGCCCGGCTCCGAGAGGATTCCGGGCTTTTTTGCGTTCATTCGCATGGAAGCTCAAGTGGGCTATAACGGTCACGGCTTCTAGGGCTGTGGCGAGGTCGGGAGGGATGCGTAGGCACCCCGTAACCTTGGTAACCCGTCACTGTCCCGGTCTAGAACGGGACTGAGTTTCCAGCCGAATGAGCCTTCAAGCATTGGCGATCATCCGCTAGGCCAGCGGTAGGCCAAATCGCCATGTTCCGGTACCCATGCCGGCAAGCACGGTAAAGTCTGCGGACGCTAGGCCGTCGCCCCGATTGTTTTAAGCCGGAACAATTCCCAGAAGGCCGGATGCATTCGGCGCTCACCTGCTTCCCACGCTTGCCACACGCGCAAGGTTGAGTGGATGACGGTTGCGGCTTGTGATTGAGATAGCCCAAGCTGGCCCCGAAGGGCCTTGATCTGCTCGGGAGCGGGGTTTGAGCCGGTTCCCCGGCTCCGGTTGGGGTGGTTAGTCACTTTGCTTTCCCGTGGGTTTGCTTTCTACGGCATCTACCGGATACCAGCCTTTGCGTGAGTACATCGCATGGGCAATACCCATGGCGTCGTACTGATTCATTGCGGTGATTGGCACCCTTTTAGAGCGAATTGATTGCTGGCTTTCAAGGGTTACGATAAAAAGCGGTGCGGTATCAGGGCAGATACGACCTAGTGAAAAGTTTGTCATTTTTATCTCCTGGCCCCTGTTCCCGAGGCGCGGTATGCGTTGTGCATGGTTCTAACTATACGCTATCCCACAATAAACGCAATAGGGATTACGCACAATTATCGCATTGACTTGACGCAAGTCAAGAGGTTTTCAGAAAACGCAATAAAATCAACGGTTTCACCCAAGCCGGCAAGTGGGACATAACACCGGCAGACCGCGACATGACATGCCCTTCCTTTTCCCCTTCGGGGTTTCCTTGGGCGGTGGGCGCGGTCAATTCTATTCAGGAGATACCATGGCAAAACTTGATGCAGCACAGCGTAAGGCCCTTCCCAAATCCGACTTTGGGCTACCGGGCAAGAAAGCCTACCCAATGCCCGACAAGGGCCACGCCAAATTCGCAAAAGCCATGGCAAGCAAAGAAGAATCTGCCGGGAAACTCTCGGCAGGTTCAAAGGAAAAGATAGACGCCAAAGCCGACAAGGTATTAGGCAAGCGCAATCCTATTCAGGCCCATAAATCCCATGATTCGTGGATTAAGGACGAATAACCAGTTTCGCACCAAATCAGTGCGATCTACCCGATTGAGGGCGATACGCCATGGCAGCCAGAATCCGCAAAACCCATCAAGATGATGTAAGAGCTAAAATTCAAGCCACTCAGTTAGTAAATGTATTGCAAAATCATGCGCTTGGGAAAGACAAGAAAGAAATTACTCCAAGTCGTATCAAAGCCATCGAGATTTTGCTTAAGAAGTCCATTCCCGATCTTTCTGCTGTCACTGTGGGGGGGGACGAAGAAAATCCAATTTCTGTGGTGGGTAGGATTGAGCGCGTCCTGATTGATGCGAACACTAAGGTTTGAAACCCCCCGCGTCTTTGCTCCTTTTCTTGAGCCACATCGTTACAAGGGAGCCAGAGGCGGAAGAGGGTCGGGAAAGTCCCATTTTTTCGCAGAAGCCCTCATTGAAGATTGCTTGCGCTTTCCCGGAACGAGAGCGGTCAGTATTCGTGAGGTTCAAAAAACCCTTAAAGATTCTTCCAAGCGTCTGATTGAGGACAAACTCAGAGACTTTGGTTTAGGCGAGCGCGACGGGTTTAAGATTTTCAATGATGCCATCGAAACACCCGGCGACGGCATTATTACCTTTCAAGGGATGCAGGATTCCAACGCGGAATCCATAAAATCCCTGGAGGGTTTTAACAGGGCTTGGGTTGAGGAAGCGCAAACCCTTTCAACCCGATCTTTAGCATTACTCCGTCCCACCATTCGGGCGCAAGGGTCAGAATTGTGGTTTAGCTGGAACCCGCGCCGTAAGACCGACTCCGTTGATGCCATGTTCATGGCCTCGCAGCTTCCTACGGATGCAGTGCTGGTAACGGCAAACTGGCGTGACAACCCCAAGTTCCCCGCGGTCCTTGAACAAGAACGCCAGGACTGCCTAAGACTCACACCTGAACAATACGATCACATCTGGGAAGGTGGGTACGCCACGATCCTAGAAGGCGCTTATTTTGCCAAGCCATTAGCCGAAGCGCGGGGTGCCGGACGGATTGGGAAAGTCTCTCCCGATCCACTGTTGACGGTCCGAATCTTTTGCGACATTGGCGGGACCGGGGCTAGAGCCGACGCTTTTGTTATGTGGGCTATGCAATTCGTTGGTCAAGAAATACGGGTTTTGAACTACTACGAGGCGGTTGGTCAACCCCTCGCAACCCATCTGGATTGGCTCAGATCGCAAGGATATTCGCCGGAAAAGGCGCAAATCTGGCTACCTCACGACGGTACCACGCAGGATAAGGTTTACGCCGTTTCTTACGAAAGTGCCTTCAAGGACGCTGGATATACCGTGACCGTGGTTCCAAATCAAGGGCGTGGGGCCGCTGCTTCGCGTATCGAGTCTGCCCGTCGTCGGTTTCCCTCCTGCTGGTTTAATGAATCTACTACTCAGGCGGGAATTGAGGCTTTGGGCTGGTATCACGAGAAGAAAGACGAAACCCGCAATATCGGGCTTGGCCCAGATCACGATTGGTCAAGCCACGGCGCGGATGCTTTCGGGATGGCTTGCTTGGTCTGGCAACCGCCAGGCAACTTTTCTGGCTTCTCAAAACAACTCGAATACCCAAAACTCGGCATTATTTAATGGATACCCCCAGCGCATACCGCGCACATTTTCACAAAACAGGCTCGTTTTTCTTTGACGTTTTTGGAGGGGAAACGAAAGCAAGCGCCAACAAGATTGATTTGTCGCGTCTTCACGAGTGGGCGCGCTTAGTTAAAGAGAGAGATGGGTACAAGTGTGCCGAGTGCAACGAAACGGATTTTCTTCATTCGCATCATCTTTTGCCTAAAAAAGATTTCCCTGAACTAATGTACGACATAAATAACGGCATAACCTTATGCCGGATTTGTCATGCAAAACGCCACCACAATTCGCCGGCCCTTCGTCATTTCCCGTGGCCTTCTAGAAATCAAAAAAACCTTGAGGTTTTATGAACCATTCCGAAGCCGTGGCCTTTGAACGCCTGCTTGTGGAGTTCGCGGCGCTCAAAACGCTGGTTGACGAACTCTCCGAGCGGATCGCTGCTTTGGAAAGCCGCACAACCTTGAGACTGCCGAAGAAATGAACGAAAAAGAACTGCTGGCGATCATCGGGCAGTACGAGAAGTCTGCGCTCGGTTCCAGCGTCTCTGTTGGGCCATCTGTAGGCGGTAGCATCACTCCTGCCGGTCAAAACATGACCACATTGGAGATTGACCGCTACAACGCCCTGAACGCCTATTTTGGGCGACCCATGGGAAACGAGATCGACAACCGTTCCCAAGTGGTTCTTCCCGAGCTTCGTGACACGGTGGAATGGGTGATGCCGCAGCTCATGCGGATGTTTGCCGCAACGCAAAAGGTTTTCCAGTTCGATCCCGTAAAGCCGGGGGATGAAGATCAGGCCGATCTTGAGACTCAGGCGGTGAACGCTGTCTTCATGCAGCAGAACAATGGATTCTTTATTCTCCACGACTTCTTTAAAGACGCTCTCTTGCTTCGTAACGGGTACGTCAAGGTCTACTACGAAAAGAAAAAAGAATCCACCACAGAGAGTTATACCGGTCTTACAGAGGACGAAGTTACCCAACTCCTCAATCCTCCCGAGAACGACGAAGGGGAGCCGGATGAAATCGAGGTTTTAGAACAGACCGAAATCCAGTCTCCTTTGGGGCCGATGTTCAACCTCAAGATCAAGCGCATTTCAGAAGTTGGGGTGGTGAAGGTCGAATGCACCCCACCCGAAGAAATCCTTGTCTCTCCCCAAGCAAGACACAAACTCGACGACTGTCCTTTTGCCGAGCATAAAACACAGTTGTCCCGTTCCGAACTCATCAAGATGGGATTTGATGCGGACACAGTGAACGCCATCACCATGGCTCATCCGAACTGGTTGAACCTCATTGCCTTGGCTCGGGATGAAGTGGTCGATCAGTTGTCCGAAGAATCACCCGCTGACGTTGCTTCTGAGCTGGTGGACTTCCGTGAAGTGCATATTCGTGTTGATTACGACGGGGATGGCATAGCAGAGCTTCGTAAAGTCTTTATCGGTGGGGAGAAAATCCTCACCAACGAAGAATGCGCGGAAATGAATTTGGCCTACGCTTCCCCGATTCGTATGCCGCACAGACACGTCGGGATCAGTTATTACGACCTCCTGAATGATTTGCAGGTCATCAAAACCACGCTGTTCAGACAGGCTCTGGATAATATCTACCAGACCAACAACCAACGCACAGCGGTCAATGTTCTTAACGATGCGGTGAACATCGACGACATGCTGACCAATCGCCCGGGCGGCTTGATTCGGGTCAAGGGAATTCCAGCCGAAAACATCATGCAGATGGGAACTATCCCCGGCATGATGCAACAGGTTTTACCCGCGCTTGATTATGTTGATTCTCTGCGTGAGATGAGAACAGGAATCGGCAAAGACACTATGGGTGTTGATGCGGATGCGCTTCAGGACGTAACTAAAGGCGGTCAGTTGGCAGCCATGTCTGCCGCAGCCATGAAGGTTGAACTGGTCGCTCGTTTACTGGCTGAGGGGGTGAAAGACATTGCCCTCAAAATCCATTCGGTGATGATCCGCCATCAAAACAAACCCATGACCCTTCAAATTGCCGGGAAGTGGATTGATGTAAACCCAAGCGAGTGGAAACAACGAACATCTGTCACCGTGAACGTCGGACTCGGTTCAGGAAACCGACAAGAAGCACAAGGGCATTTAATGCTTTTAGCCCAAATGCAATCAGCATTAAAAGACTTCGGTCTGGTCGGTCCATCTCAAGCCTTTGAAACCTTCAAAGAAGGAACCAGGCTCCTTGGCTTCGAGAACCCCGAACGCTTTGCCATGGACCCGAACAGTCAAGAATATCAGCAGTGGATGGCTCAACATCCGCCACAACAGCCTCCACAAATGGCAGTCGCTCAACTCAAAGCCCAGACCGATATGCAGGTAGAGCAGATGCGGTCAAAGAACGATCAGGCGAAGATTCAGGGTCAGCAAGCTCTGGAAGCGATGAAAATCCACGGGGATATGGCCCAAGCCCAAATGTCGGAACACACAGACAGGATCAAGGCTCAGGGTGAACTCGCTCACGCTGCGGTTTCCGGGGAGCATGACCGTCAGGTGGATATGGCTCAGATGGAGTCACAATTCGCCCAAACGCTTATTAAGGTCATCGGTCAGATCGTCGCCTCCCAACTGAAGCAAGACCCCGGAGTAAATGCCGGTCAAACCTTATCCGCTGATTACAGGAGCTTTAATGGATGATTTGACGAGGGCCAATCTTGCCCGTCAGGTTCTCGACGCACCGATCTTCATGGAGGCACGGGAAAAGGTTAAAGACGGCATTCTGAATCAGATGAAGGCAGTCCCCATTACCAATACAGAGATGCACACCAAGCTGATCGTAGCCCTTCAGGTGTGGAACTCTATGGAGTCCTATCTGGATCAGATTGTCCAGACAGGGAAAATCGCCCAATTCCAATTAGAACAGGAAGAAAAACGCCGCTCCATGCTTCAAGTGGTCGGCGGGATGTTCCGAGGCTGACGGTTTCAGTCAAATCCTAAGCCCGTGAGGGCCTGGGGGCGGGTGTAAATCCCGCTCAACGATGGAGATGCAAATGGATACCACCCAATCGGGCGTACCCGCTGCCGCTACCTCCGGCAGTCTAGAGGATCAATTCCAAGGGCTGTTTGAGGCGGGAGCTTTCGATTTAGCCAACAAACACCCCGAACAAACTCCGGGCGATCCCCAACCGTCCACGGAAACCCAAAACGACGCAGATCAATCGCAATCCGCGCAAGCACTCGAGGACGCTCAAAAGAGCGCCACCGGCCAAGAAGAAACACAAAGCGAAGAGACGACCTATCAGACGCTCGATGATTTTCTTACAGCGCAAAAGGTTGATCCGGAGAGTTTCAAAACCCTTCCGGTCACGGTAAAAATTGACGGGGAAACTAAACTCGTTCCCCTTCAGGACGTGCTGAAAAGTTACCAACTTGAAGGCCACGTCAACCATAAATCCCAACAACTGTCCGAGGCTCAAAAGGCTTTCGAGACAGAGCAGCAAGCCGCAAGAACCATCATTCAGAACCAGCTCTTGCAAAACAAGGCTCTGGCTGATGCGGCTCAAAACATGCTCACGCAAGAATTTCAAAGGGTGGACTGGAATGCATTAAGAGTCCAGAACCCCGCTGAATATGCCGCCAAGTGGACAGAATTCCAACAGCGGCAAGGACAGATTCAGAACTACCTGCAAGGTGTTCAGGCACAGCACGACGCCATGCAGCAGCAACAACAAGCATCTCTAGCCCAAACTATCCAGGCAGAACGCGAGCGATTGCTCAACGTCGTCCCTGAATGGCGCGATACCGAAAGATTCGCGGCAGATAGCAAACGGATGATTGATGCTGGAAAACAGTTAGGTTTTTCAGAAGCCGAGTTATCTCAAATCTACGACCACCGAATCATGCGTGTTTTGCATCTGGCGGCGTCGCAGTTGGGACTCCAAGCAGCGAAACCTGAAGCACTCAAAAAAGTACGGGCCGCACCGCAGCCCACATCTAAACCCGGCACGCGAAACATTCAAGACCCCAAGGTCGCTCAACGCACGCAAGTATTTGAACGCGTGAACAGCAACCCTCGGGACGCGGATGCCCTCGCTGCTGCTTTTGAGCTTCTCGCAAGCTAGGAGTAAATCATGTCAGTCCCAACAAACACGTTTCAAACGTACACGCAGACAAACATCCGCGAAGACCTGATCGACCTGATTTTTAACGTCGATCCATACAAAACCCCGCTCTTGACCATGGCTAAGAAAACCGAAGCCAAGCAGGGCTATCACGAATGGGATGTGGACTCGCTCGCATCTCAGAACCTCGCCAACGCGCAGGTTGAAGGGGACGATCCTTCCAGTCTCACGCTCACCCCCACGGTGCGGCATGGAAACTACGTTCAAACATCGAACAAGGCCATCCAAATCTCCGGCAAGTCTCAAGCTGTCGTTGCGGCTGGTGGGTCTAATAAGATGGGCTATCAGTTGCTCAAGAAGTCCCGGGAACTCAAGCGCGACATTGAGGGCATTTTGACGTACAACCAAGCCAAATCCGCTGGCACTTCATCCGTCGCGGCGAATACGGCTGGCCTTCCCTGCTGGCTCGGTACTAATACCGCATTCCAAACAGGTGGAAGTCCTGCTGGTGCCAACCCCACAGTGCTGGATGGTACTGCAACTCGTACCTACAACAGCACACAATCGGCGCTGACTGAAGCTCAGGTCAAGACCGTGTTGCAGGACATTTACAAGAACTCAGGCGATTCTCCCGAATACTGTCTCCTGTCCCCTGCCAACAAGCAGAACGTGTCCGCCTTCACCGGCCCCGGTACTCGTTTTATCGAAGTCGAGGACAAGGTACTCAAGACCGCCGTGGATGTGTACCAGTCTGACTTTGGCGACGTGAAGATGATTCCCGATATTTTCCTCGCCAACAGCCACGACATGTTCTTCATCAACCCGAACTACATCCGCGTGGCTTTCCTCCGTCCCTTCCAGACCATTCCTCTGGCGAAGACGGGCGATAGCGACAAGAAGATGTTGCTGGTCGACTACGCGCTCGAACTCGGGAACGAGAAAGCGCACGGCGGGATATTCGACACAACCGGTTGATTATTAACGATAAATACGGGGTTGATCATTTGGTTGCCCCCGTATTTTCAGAAGGCAAGCGCGTCTTCTTGTTGGTATTTATTTAATTTCTTGGTATTTGAAAGAGCATCTAAAATTTGCAGATTCCATTCAACATGGAGTCCGCATACGGTTTTGCTTCGCAGCGGGATTATGTGATCTACATGATGTGGTATGCCAGTCTGCAAACTCATGGCGCAGGCTTGCTCATAGATTTTTCTAATGGCTTTTAAATTAACCCATTTTGGTGTGGCCATTAGCTTTGCGGCAAAACGTTTAGCGGTACCAGCATTAACTTTCCCGCGATTGCGTGATTTGTATTCCCTGCGTCTAATTTGGTGGTATTCGCGGTAGCGTTCCCTGTTTTGCGACCCATATTCACAAACTTTTTGTGGATGTGCTTTTTGCCATTCCGCTACGCGTTGTTTTACTAAGCTTTTGTTTGCTTCGTAATATTTTTCTTTAGCCTTTTTTGCCTGTTCTTGGTAGACGAGCCATGCGCAGCCGGATTTCTCTTTGCGCGTGCCGCAATAGAAATGCCGCGATCCATTGGGAATAAATTTAATTCCGCACCTATGGCAGGTGACGGGGCTGTATTTTTGCATGGCAACGCCTCCGCATCAAATTGACTCCGTATATGAAAAACGTGGCAACCAGTACGGAGGTACAAGCTTTCGGGAGCTACCCTAGCCACGCAACAACAGTTTAGCGCAAAACGAGCCGCTTTTTAGCGGCTTTTCTTTTGGAGGTTTTATGGCAAACGGGATCAACATCAACCCACGCCGACACATTGCCGGTACGGGACAGAATTTAACCATTGGCGCGGCGTCCGTCGCATCTACAGCCGTAGGGAGCCAGACCTACGCCATCCGCGTGACTGCTACGGGGAATTGTCATATCAGCATCGGGCAAGCGCCTACAGCGACAGCAACTAATGCACTGATTAAGGCCACGGACGTTCCCGAGATTATCGCCTGCTCACCCGGAGACAAGGTAGCTGTTATTCAGGACGCAGCCTCAACGGGGACGCTCAACATCATTGAGATGACGCACTGATGGAAAAGTGGATCGAACACTCCGGCGGCATCACTCTGTACCAAGAGGAAGATGTAGAGCCTCTCATCAAAGCCAATCAAGCGATGATGGCAGGCCGTTCGGTATTCGATAAGAAAGGCGACCTCCATCACGTCATGAGAATCCCCATGATCGTTTTGGAGAAGATTCGCGCAGAAACCGGCTTGAACTTCATGGACAGGGATGATGCGAAAAAAATCATGACCATCCTGAAGGGGCCTGAATACTCCAAATTTAGAACGGCTCCGGGCAAGATATGAGCATTGTCGATTACCCCTCCCTTCAGACCGCAGTCGGGAACTGGCTCCATCGCTCGGATGTGTCCACGTTTATCCCCGACTTCATCACGCTGGCTGAATCTAAATTAGCCACCGAACTGAACACTCGATTCCAATATGTTTTGAGTTCTGGAATCGTGACCACGGCAGGGAATGGGTACGTCACTTTGCCGCCGGACATGCTTGAAGTTCGTCGGGTGAAAGTCATTTCCTCCCCAAATTCTGTTTTGGAGTACATGACTCCCGAGAACCTGGACACGATCTACAACGATTCCAGCAATCAGGGTCAGCCGGAGTCCTACACGATTCTAGGCACTCAAGCGCAGTTCGGGCCAGTTCCGGACGCCGTGTACACCGTAGAGTTTTACTACAAGCAAAGAATCCCCTCTTTGGCGGTCAACAACACGAATTGGTTGATTACCAACTTTCCCAATATGTACTTGTGGGGTTCCATCCTCGCCGCGCAAGTCTATCTCATCAACGACGACAGAATCCCCGCAATCAACGCAGCCTATCAGGACGGACTACAGTCAATCAATGCTGTGAACTGGAACCGGGGCGCGTCACTTCAAATGGTGGTGAGTTAAATGGCCCTCGAAACTGGTACATACGTCAACGATCTGGTCATCACGAACCCGACGCCTACAGACCCAAAATCGCAGGGTGACGATCATCTCCGTTTAATCAAGACTGTTCTCAAGGATTCTTTTTCGGGTATTTCTGGTGGGATTTTAATCGGGGGGACAGATACCGGAGCAGCTAATTCCTACGTCATGACGAATTCCCCGGCCTTGACGAAATACTCAAACTTTTTGACCCTTTTGCTCAAGATCGCGAATTCCAATACGGGGGCTTCTGTCATCAATGTAGACGGATTGGGATCGGTTTCCATCACTCGAACAGATGGATCGGCTACGCAAGCCAATGACCTCCGGGCCGGGCAAGTCGTCATACTCTCGTATATCTCTGGCGCGTTTCAACTGGTCGCCGCCGCTACTGTTTCAGTGCCTTCTGCAAACAATGTTGCCGGGGGTACGGCAGGAGCCATTCTGAACCAATCCGCGCCCGGTGCGACGCAATTTTTGTCACTTGGGGCAGCAAATCAGGTCGTAGGCGTGAATAACGCTGGCACAAGTTTGGAGAACAAAACAATCAGTAACGGGACTGGCGCAAAAATAACCAATACCGCCGGAGAGATTTTCATCTCAGGAACAACCCTCCCATCATTGGTGGTTTGCGAACAACAGCCCAGTAATACTCCGGGAGGAACGGCAACAGTCGGCGCATGGACAAATAGGGTATTAAACACGACTATTTATAACACGATCTCGGGCGCGTCTCTGGCATCTAATGTCATTTCTCTGCCTGCTGGCACCTATGACATTGATGCCAGTATGCCTACGTCGAGCTGTCAGCATTTCCAAGGGGCATTATATAACCAGACAGCTTCCGCTTTTGTTGTCGTTGGTACAAGTGAGCTTAGCGCTTCCAATACTCAAACGCGCAGTTTTATACAAGGGAGATTCACGCTTGCAACAACATCATCCCTGGCTATTCGCTACTACTGTTCTTCTTCTTTTTCTACGAACGACTTAGGGGATGCGGTTGGTAGCGGACAGGTTGAAACTTATACGATTGCCAAAATCACCCAGGTTTTATCATAAAGATGGCTGTCGTAAGAATTCCTAACGCCGGTTCAGTCGGTGTTATTAAAGACTTGAGCCAGCATGAACTACCCGTCAACGCATGGACTGACGCAACAAACATTCGTTTTTTGGATGGCTATGTGTATCAGGCTTATGGATGGGGGCAGGTTTATGGTTCGGTTCCGATAACGCCTCAGTACATTCTTCCCTGCGAAGTCTCGGGAGGAAAGTTTGCGATTCTTGCCGGAGCTTCTCAGGTTCAAGCGGTTCAACTGGTTTCAGGGAGCGCGACTTATTACAACCTGACGCCTACGAACCCCAGAATGGGGGTTATCAATAACTGGACAGGTACTCTCTTATCAGGGATTCCAATACTTAATAACGGGGATACTTCCAGTTATCCCATGTACTGGAATGAGAATACGAGTACCCCTTTTGCGGATTTGCTGAACTGGCAGGTTTCGACCTACTGCAAGTCCATCAGAGCTTTCAAGAATTTCCTGATTGCTCTAAACATCACCAAAGGGACGACCAATTATCCTTACATGGTCAAGTGGAGTCATCCCGCAGACCCTGGCTCTCTCCCTTCAAGCTGGGATCAGACGGATGCTACAAAAGACGCGGGGGAGCTGGATATTGCCGAAGGTGGGGATATTGTCATTGATGGCCTCCAGCTTCGTGATTCTTTCATCGTTTACAAAGAGAACTCGTTTTGGCGCATGGATTTTGTCGGGACTCCGTACATTTTCCAGTTTACGAAAGTCTCAGACACCACCGGGATTCTTAATAAGAACTGTGTCGTTGAGGTCAACGGACTTCATTTTGTTCTTACGGGTTCTGATGTGATTGTTCACGATGGGGTTTCAGAACCTATCAGTGTTTTGGATAAAGAAACTCGCAGGTACTTGTTCCACAACATTGACACGAACGGGTTGAATCTGTGTTTCGTGGTAAAAAATTCATTCTTTAACGAAGTCATGGTCTGTTATCCCTCCATCGGCGCGACTTCGTGCGATTCTGCAATGGTGTGGAATTACAAGGACAAAACGGTTTCCTTCCGACAATTACCCAATATCAACCACGCTGCTTTCGGGCCAGTGGATGATGGATTAAACGGAGACTGGAACCAGGATAACGATCCTTGGGATTCAGACCTTACCGAATGGAACGGCCCGGATTTTGTTCCATCCATTGCTTCGGTATTGATGGCATCCAACGATCCGGCAATTTATCTGCTAGACGCTTCCGCTTCTCAAAATGGTACAGCAGTAACAGCGGCGCTCACGCGCCAAGGGTTAGCGTTTGACGCAGACGAAAATATTAAGTTAGTGAGAAACATTCGCCCGAGAATCACTGGAAATGATGGATTAACGGTCAATGTTCAAGTGGGTTGGAACAATACCAGTCCTTACGATCCGCCCACTTGGGCAACTGCCGTACCTTTCACGATAGGTTCACAGGTTCCTGTGGATTTAATGGTTTCGGGGAGATATATCGCGATTCAGTTTTCTACCGGAACCGCCTCTCAATGGAGACTGGACTCCTACGATATAGACGTGGTTCCGGTAGGTTTGTGGTAAGCGACATTCGACTAAGCCCCTTCGGGGGCTTTTTTTATGGGGAAACGATATGGCTGCATTGACGAGTTACGCATCTAACAAACTTACAGATGCCCTATGGAGAGCGCAGGCGATTGGCACACCTGCTACATGGTACTTCGCCATCATCATTGCCAACCGGGGAACGTGGGCGGCTTCTACGGCCTACGCTTTGAATGATTATGTCGTTACCGCTTCCCCGACCAATAACCGACTGTACAAGTGTACAACGGCGGGAACGTCCGGGGCTTCCGCTCCCACATGGCCCACGACTGAAGGCGGGACGGTTTCTGATGGAACAGTGACATGGACGGAACAAACCACCGCCATGAACGCGGGGACTTTTACCGAAGCCTCTTATACAGGCTATGCCCGAGTAGGGGTAACGGCAGGGCTTACAGAATTCGCCGGAACTCAAGGAGCAGGTACTACCGTCGCGTCCTCGGGGACTTCGGGACAAACATCGAATAACGCCTCCATTGTCTTTGGTCTACCCACTTCTACCCAGACAGGACTAGCCGTAGGGATAGCCGTATTCGACGCATCCACGGGCGGCAATTGTTGGGAGTTTGAGATCAGCAACACCCCCCTCCAAATCCTTAACGGAGCCTCAGCTCCAACCATTGCGGCGGCAGGATGGACATCTACCTTTACGCCTTGATCGGTGTTTTTCTGGGGGGAATGTTTTTAGTCGTTCTCTCCAGGATCAACGAGTGAAACTCACCACCCTCGTTCCCGGTGATCGCCTGCGCGTCACGCGCCACGTCGCTGGATTCGCCGAGGGTGAAATTGTCCTTGTGGACGAAGGCGTGATTGTGGAATACCGCCGACCTGCTTATGTGTTGGTTATTCATCAAGGTGAGCGGATCGAACTGCCTTTGGACGCGGTGAAAAAATTGGAGAGCGAAGATGGATTACACAGCACTTAAAACGGAGCTAACTACCGACCCCAAAAGTCTCGGTTATGCCCCGTTGCTCACGGCAACGAATGACGCTGGTTGCGCGGCATTACTCAACGCCACAACCGGCAATGGCGCGGCTACGGTCAATCTGCCCAGCCTCACCCACGATCAGTTTGCTTTATTGATCGCGCCTGTGGTAATGGCTTTGGGATCAGCTACGACTGCACTCCAAACTAAATGGACTCCCATGCTGCAACTGCTGGGGGGTGTGCAGACTGTGATGCTGAACCAAACGGTGATGGGCCTGATTAATGCTCTGTCAGCCGGCTTCCCGACACAGCTCCCTGCCTCTGCCATCACAGCGGCGACGACAAAGACTGGATCACGCGCAGAAGTGTTATTCGGCGCCGGGACGGTGATCCAGTGGACTGACATTGCTCACGCAATGGGGAGGATGTAATGGCTACAGTCAAAATATCTTATGGAACGGCAACAGCCCTCACCATCACGCTCAACAGTCTTGCTTCTGCTGGTACGGCAACATCTTCCGCAGTCGTTAACACGACGGACTTGGCCCTCGATGCCCTTGTGGATGTTGAAGTCACCACCGCATCGGGAACACTTGGAACGAACCCGAATGTTGCGGTTTACGCTTTGGGTTCAGTGGACGGTACGAATTTCGCTGATTCGACCAATGCTACGCTGATCGGAGTCATTCCTGTCGCGGTAGCAGCAACAGCATACCGAAAGACGAACATGAGCATTGCTAACGCTTTCGGTGGCAGTGTGCCGCCACAGTGGAAGCTCTACGTTGTAAACAATACAGGATTAGCTCTGGGGTCTAGTGGCAACGCGGCTCAGTACGTCGAGACACAAGCTACGGTGGCGTAATGTCGAGCATTATCCTACCGCGCAGGTTTACCAGTCAGCCGCAGTATCCGGCACTCCCTAAGTCTGCGTATTCTGGTACGTTGATAGTTAATTATGGCACCAGTAATTACAACCTTGTTAATGGCGCCCCTCCAAACCTTTATAATGGGCGTGGGTCTACTGGGGTCGGCAACTATGGCAAATGGAAAACTGGGTATGATGGTGGAACAGGAATAGCAGCAGATAAGTTTTCCTACGCACCACTGTTAAATTTTACCCTGTTTGCGTTATTTGATAGCTCGGCAGGGTCGGGAAGCTACTCTACAATAATAGGAGGCGATTCTAATTCAGGCACCCGAGAATTTCAGTTCCGATTCAACTCCAGTAACGGTATGGATTTTATCCGTTTTGATACTTCAGTTACAGCTTATACGGTTTCGACGGCGAGTGCTACCTCTCGTGTAGGGGTCGCTGTTGCCGTTTCTTCTGGCACTTCATTCAAGGCATACATTAACGGGCAATGGACCCCAGTAGGCTCAATTAGCGGTAACCCCCAAGCAGCAACACAAGCAGCACTAAACGGATCGTTCGGCTATGATGCTGTTGCTTTAAGTGCAGATAAATTTTACTGCGGCGGCGTAATTCCCAGAGCCTTGGCAGATGGGGAAGCCGTGCAACTGGCAAATGACATTTGGCAAATCTTCCAAGCCCCTCCTCGCAAGCTATGGGTATCGGGGGGGAGTAGCAATAACTTTTACGGGAATGCCTACCAGAAAATAAATTCCCTCGGAGGAATGTCGGTATCGATGCCCGTATCGGCGGCTTCGATTCAAAGCCTAACATCTTCCGCCGCAACAACGGGAAGCACACCGTTATCTGGAAGTGCGACCCAGACTATCGCATCCGTTGCTTCGTTTAATGTTGCGCTTTACTTAGCCGCAAATGCAATTCAGTCGGTTTTATCATCTGCAAACCTAGCTGGCTCGTCTCCATTACTAGGGAATAACACAGAGACAATTACCTCAAGCGGGAATATAACGAGTACCGTTATACCCTCGTACCTTTCTGGTGCATCGCTTCAGGAAATCGTTTCCACCGCAACATTACAAGCCTCCGCCATTCTTCACGGTGGGGCGATTATTGACAGCTTCTCCGGCGCGACTTTCTACATTCCCTCCGGCGGGGTTGGACAGAATCCGAATTCTGCATCCATTGCTTACTCCCCTGGAAAAGTACCGGACAACGTCCCTGATTTACAAAGATTCCTCACCCTCCAACTGTCGCAGATCGCCGCAGTCATTCGATTGTTAGCCGCAGGACATATTGATGTGACTTATGTTGCACCGGCTAAACCGAGAGATGGGGATATTCGCTACGCCGACGGCACAAAATGGAACCCAGGTTCAGGGAGCGGAGTGTATCGGTACGACGGAGCGGCTTGGCACTATCTCGGATGATTATTCACGGCGTCCAACCGCTGGAAGCAAAAGAATGGTGGGGGACGGTGGATGGGTGGATTCAAAACGCATTAGATAAAGACATTTTTAACACGCTGACAGTTGAAGAAATACACCGCGCTGTAGAGATTCAAGAAAATCAAATGTGGGTTATCAAAAACCCAGACCCCGTTGCTGTAGTTATCACAAAGATAGTCACTTACCCAAAGTCAAAGGCGTTGATCGTGGTTCTCTGCTCCGGTAGCGGAATGAGAACGTGGGCCAACCACCTGACAGACCTTTTGCGGAAGTTCGCATCTTGGCATGAATGTACACACATTGCTGCCGCTGGTCGCGCCGGATGGAAGCGCGCACTTAAAGGGGTTGGCGCTAAAGAACGCGCAACTCTTTTGACATTGGAGATTTAAATGCCTAATTCGTCTTTTTTCGGAGGCGCGCCCTCCGGTAGTACAACCACGTCTTCAGCGCCTTGGTCCGGAGCGGTTCCCTATCTAACAGGTGAAAACGCCTACGGGCAGAATATGCCTGGAATGAGCGGGACAATGCCTTCAGCAATGTCCCAGTACCAGTCGAGCGGCTGGTCTCCCCAAATGTCCACGATTGCCAACAACTGGCAATCCGCCCTGCAAGGCCCAGAGATGAACGCCGTCCACAATATGGGAACGGCGGGGAACAACCTCATGAACGGGATGTATGCCCCCAACATCTCGCCCGTAAGCTCCAACATCACCGCGCCACAGGTTAATGTGGGGTCCGCTCTCAATTCAATGGGCGGCGTGAATCCTTCCTCTGCTATCCAACAAGAATTATCGGGTCAAGTCGCCCCGGGAATGATGGGGTCGATTGGCAACGAAGCGGGGGCCATGTACGGTCAGGCTACCCAGAATCTTCTACAGCAAGTCATGCCACAAATTGATTCGCAAGCTATCGGCGCGGGGGGGTATGGAGGATCAAGACAGGGAATCGCTCAAGGATTGGCCTTATCCAACATGCAGCAGAATCTCTCCCCGGCTATCGCGGGACTCTATAACAACGCGAATCAAACCGCCCAAGCTAACCAAAACACGACTGCCAACAACATGGCTGGCATCGGAACAAATACCGCTTTAGCAAATGCTTCCAACAACCTTCAAGCCCAACAAGCCGCCGCTCAGGTTGCTTTGGCAAACAACCAGCAAGCCCTCCAATCGAACCAACTGGGGGTAGCAAACATGCTTGCGGGGACCCAGATGAGCAGTAACGCCGCAAACATGGGCAATCAAGCCTTCCAGACAGGAATGAGCTTGACCCAAGCCCCGAATCAGTACAACTGGCAGAACCTCAACAATTACAACGGCGTGATTAACGGCACCGCAGGATTGGGCGGTTCTCAGACCCAACCCTACTACACGAACCAAGCCGCGAACCTCGGAAGCCTTGGGCTTACTGGTGCTTTGGGATACAACATCCTTGCTGGCGGAACGGCGGGTGCGGCTCCGGCTGCTGGGGCTGGCGCGTTTATGGGTATCCCCGGCGGTTACGCCGGTTTATTGGCCTCTGGTCTGTAAGGGGTAAATCATGGGACTTCTCGACTCTTTCATGAATCCCCAGACAATGGGGTTACTCGGCCTTGCTCAAGGTCTGGGACAAGCCGCAATGCCTTCCCGTCTTCCCGTTCCCATGGGTGCCGCTGCTTCGATGGGTACTCAGGGGCTTTTGGGTGGAATCGGTCAGGGTATGCAAAACGCCATGATGATGGAAAAATTCAAGATGCTGCAAGGTCTGATGGGTGGCCCACAATCGTCTGGAATTGACCCCAACAGTGTGACTCCGGCGCTCCAAACTGGTGCAGATACGCCCTCTCAAGGCACGGTTGGCGCGATGTTTTCCGGTGGTACGGCTCCTGCTGGGCCGGGACCGACGAAGTATGCGGAAAGCCAGCTTGCCCAAGCACCCCAACAGGGCGGCGGATATGCAGCCGGTTTGCTCTCTGACCCATCCCTTGCGCCCATCGCTCGTCGCCTTCAAGCATCCAATCTGCTCGGGATTCCTGACAAACAGGACGAATTGATCCTTCAGGGGGCCATTCAAGCCAAAGCACCCACCGACACGATCAAAACCTTGACGGCTATGGGTGTTGACCCCAATTCCCCACAAGGCCAGGCCATTCTCGGCTTCTCCATCAACAAGCCGGTGAATGTTCGCGGGTTTGGGTATATGGATGCAACCGGCGCTCACCCGCTGCCAATGAGCAACATTCCCGGTACTATGCCCCAACAGATGCCGGATGGCTCGTGGGGCGTTGTACCGCTCCAAGGCGCTACTGCCGCAATCCAGGGCAATCAAGCCGCTCAGACGGTTGGCTCTGGAAAGGGGGTGGATGCTCAGGGTAATCCCGTTCCGCTCACGACCCCCGTAGGCCCAACAGCCCCGCTGACAAACAACAACCCCGGCGCACTCATGCCGGGCGGGAAACTCGCGTCTTATCCCGATCCTCAAACCGGACTCGCCGCTCTTGACGCTAACCTCCAGTCCTATGGCAAGCAGGGAATCAACACTTTGGCGGGAGTTATCAACAAATGGGCGCCCCCCAACGAAAATAATACGCAGGCATATATTGCGGATGCATCCTCTCGTCTTGGGATTAAGCCAGATCAACCCATTGACCTCTCAAACCCGGTCCAGCGGCATCTCATCGGGTCTGCCTTGATGCTTCATGAGAACGGCCCATCCGCGATTTTCAACCAGCCACAACAGCCAAGTGCCGTGTATGGTGCTGCTCCCCTCGGTGTACCGCAAAAAGCCGCAGAGAATGCCGAACAGAATGTCAAGATTGGTGCGGATCAATACTCATCCGCCCAGAAAGAAGCCCAAAACCTAGGGATTTACAAACAGTCTCTAAATGACATGTGGCGGCTTGCGAATGATCCAAATGCCAAATTCGGCCCCGGAACCCCAACGGTCGCAAGGCTCAAAGCTATCGCAAGCAATTTTCCCGGTCTTGATATGACTGGGGCGCAGACCTCGCAGGATGTGATGCAGAAACTTGCCAATTTCATCGGCATGTCCCAATTGGGGCAGGGTGGGCAGACGGGTACGGATGCTCAATTGAACACTATCCTGCACTCTGTCCCCAACGGTGAAATGACCAACGAAGCCATGAAGCAGGTAATCCCCTTACTCATTAGCCAGCTTGATGTGAAACAGGGTCGGGCGAATGTGGCGGCAAATCTCAAGAAGCAGAACAACAGTGATTTTAGCGCCCTTCCTGACGCGTTGAGCAAGTACAACAGCCTCGCAGACCCTGGAACCGTCAGCACGGGCTTAATGCTTTCTCAACTGAAGGGAAAAGACTTAAGCGCCTATGTAAACGGGCTGAAGCAGCAATACGGCAGCGGGTTCCCAGACATTATCGGGCGCGTCAAACAACTTGACCAACTGGGAGCGTTTCACCAATGAGCGGGATCGACTGGTCTGCTATTGATCCTGTAGTCAACGCGGCACCGGTATCGGGCGGCATTGATTGGAGTGCGATAGATCAAGCATCCAACGCTCCTTCGCAGTGGGATACCAATACCGTCATTCCTTTGAACAAAGAGTTATACGGGAACAAACTGCCATCTCGTGAGTCCTATACGCCGGACTCTGATGTTCCGTTTTATGTCCAGAATGGGATGCCCTTTCCGCAAGACCAACGACAGTTAGCTATGGGAGCGTGGAACGGGGCCGCTCAAATCGGGGCCACTGCTCTTGCTCCTTACGATTGGCTAAAAGACCGTTTAACCGGCTCTGGTGGGCCGACTATTTCAAGTGCTATAACAGGGCAGCCCGCTCAGACTTCAAACGAACAACGACGCGCCCAAATTAACGATTACTTCAGGACCAACGCCGATCCGAATAATCCTTTATTCAAAACTGGAACGGCTGGCGCTGAAACCGCAATGACGGCTCCGATTGGAGGCGTATTGGGGAAAGGCGTTTCTCTCCTGTCAAAAACGATCCCCTCCTTGTCGCCCTATCTTGATCCCTTGGTAGCGTCGTTGAGAACCGGGGGTTTTTCGCTAGACCAACCCACAGCGACAACCGCAGGGCAAGCATTGATAAATGGGGCTACGCGAGTAGGGGGCGGCGCACTGACGGGGGGGGCTATATCCGGAATGGTTGACCCCAAAGATGCGGGGATGGGGATGCTGATGGGCGCAGCATTGCCAGCAACCACATCATTGCTTGGCGAGGTAGGGTCTGGGATACGCTCGGGGATTATTGACCCACTATTTAATCATGATCGCATTATTGGAAATACTGTTCTTAAGACAGTGGGGTCAGATAATGCGGCGAATGTTGCGAACGGACTTTTAAATGTTAGTCCGCAAACGCAGGGGGTTAACTTCACGGCATCTCAGAAAACGCTAAACCCAGGACTGGCGGGAATGGAGGACGCGCTAAATTCCGCAAACCCGCAAGGGCCTATCGGGGCTTTAGGGCAAACCAACAGGAACGTGTTGGCAGGAGCATTGAGGGATATAGCTCAAACCCCAGAAGCGATGGCTGCGGCAGAAGAAGCCAGAACAAAGGCAACCGCGCCCCTTTATGATGCAGCCGCTTTGCAAAATATTCCATCTGATTCAACAATCGAGGGAATTTTAAATACTCCCGCCGGGAAGTCTGCGTGGGCTAGAGCGCAAGCCATCGCCGCCAATAACAAAGAGACCATATCGCTCGGATCAAACGCCCCCCCCTCTCAAACTTCGACAGGAATCCTGGGGCCGAATGGTGCGCCAATCGTGACGCAAACCCCAGGAACTTCCAGACAGCTATCGGTAAACGGCCTTAATTACTTCAAGAAAGGCTTGGATGATTTGATTACTGACCCATCCTCGGCTATTGGCAAAGAACAGCGCAACTCCGTTTTAGGGTTAAAAAATGATTTTCTGGATTGGCTTGGCACGAAATCCCCTCAATACGGGCAAGCGTTGGATTTGTACAAAACGCTTAGTAGGCCCATTAACCAAATGCAGGTGGGAGATTACTTAACAAATAAACTCGTTCCCCCTACAGCAGGAGATGCTCCGGCATCCTTGAATGCTTCGTCTTTGGCTAGATCTTTACAAAATCCAGATCAAGTGGCCCAACGGGCTACAGGTTTCAGCGGAGCAACCCTCAACGCAACAATGACCCCGGAACAACTTGCGGCGATCAATGGCGTTAATTCAGACGCAAGCCGAATTGCTCAGACGCAAACACTAGGGGCAGGGATGGGTTCGCCTACAGCCAGAAGGCTGGCAGTTGGAGGGTATATAGGCCAAAACCTGAACCAGAACGCTCCTGTTGTTGGAATGATGGGGGGGCTTTTAGGAAAAGTCCCGCTAATTGGGAAGTTGTCAGGAGGGGTAAATAACAGCATTGGGGAAAGGTTGCAGGGACTGCTGGCGAACGATCCAGAATCTCTTGCAAGCATCATCATGGCGGCTCAAAAGGGAAGGAATACGCCGGTTGCCAACCTTCTTGCAAATCCGGTCATAAGAAGCGGATTGTTATCGCTTCAACCAACCCATTAGGCCAGCAATGAAGGCGGCGACGCCAAAAATGACGATCTTCCATTGCAGAAAGTCGAGCATGTAATTGTGATCCATCCACCCATCCTAAGAGTCTCCACTAAATAAGTCAAACCAGCCCCGAAAGGGGCTTTTTTATTGCCCATGAATTATGTAGACCTCACACCCGTAAACAACGCGGTGCTGGACCAGGGTTGGTCTCCAGAATGTCTTGCTTATGCCGAAGTCGCGGCTATGCAGGTCATGGCGGGAAGGGGTGGAATTTCGCTATCCCTCAGCCCCGACTATCTCTACGTCCAGACCCAGACTTTCGAGCATTACACGGGACAAGGGATCGAGTTTATTCAGGATGCTTCTGCCGTCCTTGCCTCTCAAGGGGATTGTACCCCGACAGTCTATCAAGGCTACAACTGGACGCTGGATGCATCAAACGCCCTGAATCACAAAGTGACCGGATTTGTTGCACCCGACAACGCGGCTCCTGCATCCGTGCAACTGGATTCGATCAAGGCTCTTTTGAACGCTGGCGAACCGGTGGTTTTCGGCTGTTTCCTGACGATGGATTTCATGCGCCAGTTTAACTCTGGTGACGCGTGGAATGTTCAGCAGTCCTTCAACACGGTTCCAAGCCTCACGAATCCCGTATTTGGCTCTCACGGCATGACGATTCTGGGATACGACGACTCCACGCAAATGTTCAAAGTCCAAAATTCATGGGGAACGTCGAATGGTGACGGCGGCTATGTCGGCATTTCCTACCAGAACATGATGGCGATCATCACGCAGTATGGAGCGAATACCGGACTCGTGATCGACGGTCAGACGATGGCCCCGATTCAGACTAGCGTACACACAACGCAGTTGGATATTTTCAACGCGCTGATGAATGCAGCCGAACCGCTCTACGGTCTGCAACCAGCGCCAACAGTAGCCTCTGAACATTACTACTACCGGACTTATGACATTGCCGGAACGCCAACTGCCATTGGCGTGGACGCGTTTACCTTGCATATCGAGAATTACGCCAACGGTGTTTTCACCGACCTGGGCACGGAACAAAGCTGGATCGCAAAGATAGGAATTAACCCAAATGTCTGAAGGTGCATATATGGATGATGATGCAGTCAGGTCGCTCGCGGTTTCCATAGCCGACACAATTAAGAATGAACTCTCAGCCTTTACCCTCCCTCACGAAGTTCATGCCGAACACCATGAGTTTATTAAATCGTGGATTGAAAGGGAGCGCGTTAAGTCCGAACGATGGGAGCGCATCCGGGTTCAAGTCTCGGGGTGGGGGATTGTGGTCGTTCTAGGATGGTTGGGAACGGTCTTTTATCAATATTTCTGGGCTTCCATCAAGGAGCATCTGAAATGAACAATTTTGACGCGTTTCTCTATGCCATAGGAATTTCAGAAGGAACGATTAACAGTCCCATTACCAAAGATCGAGGGTATGACGTTCTAGTCTCTGGCATCAACGGCCCCGCAAGATTCGATTCCTACGCCAGCCATCCCAATATCCTCGTTACGGTGAATCACAACGGTCTGAAGTCCACCGCAGCGGGAAGGTATCAAATCCTCTACCACAATTTCCTGTACTACAAAAACCTCCTTGGTCTGGATGACTTTTCACCCGAAGCGCAAGACAAGATTGCGCTACAGATGATTAAAGAAACGGGAGCAGATGGTGATATTGAGTCCGGGGATATTCAATCTGCCGTGGTGAAGGTTGCCCACTTATGGGCATCGTTTCCGGGTGAAGGTTATCCCATGCAACACCAGAACACCATGGACAGCATTCTAGCTTCGTTTAATCAAGGTTTGGAGGCGGTATGAACTGGTTATCTCAAATTGCGCCCACGATTGCCACGGCGCTTGGTGGCCCCTTAGCAGGTGCGGCGGTTGAATTTCTTGCGTCAAAGTTGGGCGTCCCGAATCAGGGTGTGGAGGCCATGCAACAGACGTTAGCAGGAATGAACGGGGCCGATCTTATCAAGCTGAAAGAACTTGATTTAGATTTCCAGAAGCACATGGCTGACAACGGGATTGCTTTACAAATGGCTCAGATTCAGACCAACACCGAGGAGGCTAAATCAACCAATTGGTTCGTGGCTGGATGGCGTCCTTTTGTGGGTTGGGTGTGCGGATTCGGACTAGCTTATGTTTCGGTGATAGAACCCGTTATGAGATTCATCGCAAAGATGAATGGATATACCGGAGGGTTTCCCGTCATAGATACCAATCTCACCATGCAAGTCCTTCTAGGTATGTTGGGGATGGGGGTATTGAGAACCCGCGAGAAGGAAAAAGGGGTGGCGAAATGAGCCAATTCCTCACAAAGCTGGAAGTTGAACAAGTTGAAGATACGAAAGAACAAGGGAGGGGGACATGGAGATTACTGTCCCCCCTGGAATATCTTTCTGATCTTCTCAAAGGCAAATTGACCGTTCCCGCTGGTTTCGTGACGGACTTCGCCTCCGTCCCTCGTTTGCCGATTGCCTTCTGGTTTTTAGGTGATCGAGCAAACGAAGCCGCAACCCTTCACGACTGGCTTTATACCTCAGACAACGGAAAACACCCTGTAGCCTCGCGTTCAATTGCAGACGCCATTCTCAAAGAAGCCACTGTCGCGCAAGGGTGTCCCCAGTGGGTTGCTTTCTTCCTCTGGCTCGGGGTGAGAATCGGTGGGGCATCTCACTGGAAATAATGTACCCCTTTCTGGTTGAAATCGGAACCTTGGCGATGGTTATAGGAATCGTCGCGGGAATAATTTTAGCTTGCGGGGTGAAGCGTGACTAAACCGAAGTGGCGTAAGGGTGATGGGGTTCAAGTGGTAGCCCCTGAACCGCAAATGATCGAGATTCAGGATGTTGTAAATCACCCATCCCATTACTGCTCGCACCCGGCTTCAATCGAGTGCATTGAGGTCATCGAGTGGTTTCCCCTGAACATCGGCAACGCGGTGAAATACCTATGGCGGTGTGGTTTGAAGGAAGGCAACGACCCGATACAAGACCTTCAAAAATCAGCGTGGTTTATCAATCGAGAGATTGAACGTCTAAAAAAGTACGGAAATTAAATCCTATGCACAGACACCATATTATCCCGAAACGCTTGGGAGGGGATGACTCGCCCGAAAATCTTACCCCCCCTATTTCTATTGAGATGCACGCGGAGTTCCACAAAGACCTTTGGGAGCATTACGGAGACAAAAGGGATTACATCGCATGGCAAGCTCTTTCTGGCCGCATAACTTCTGACGAG